GACGAGCGCAAAAGCGGATAAGGCCGAAATTGAAGCGCGCGTGCGGCGTGGCGAGCTTGTCGAGCGAGCGAAGGCAGAACGTGCGATCTTTGAGTTCGCCCGACGCATGCGTGACGTTTGGGCGACCTGGCCGGCGCGCATTGCGGCTCCGATTGCTGCGCGGCTCGGAGCCGACCCGCACGCGGTCGAGGCCGCGCTTGTTGCCGAAGTGCGTCGGCACCTGGAAGAAATCGCGCGCGATCCTTTGCCAAATCTTGATGCATCTGTCTGACGATGAGTGGCTCGCTGGTATTCTGCGCGATGCGCTGACGCCAGATCCGAGCCTTACGGTCTCAGAATGGGCGGACCAGTACCGTGTGTTGAGCTTGCGTGCCTCCTCAGAAGCGGGGCAGTGGCGCACTGCGCGCACACCTTATCTGCGTGAGATTATGGACGCACTGTCGCCGTCGCACCCTGCACAGAAGGTAGTGCTGATGAAGGGCGCGCAGATTGGCGGTACAGAGGCGGGCAACAATTGGATTGGGTATGTAATTCATTATGCTCCTGGACCATTTCTGGCGGTGCAGCCAACTGTAGAGCTTGCAAAGCGGTTTAGTCGCCAGCGTATCGATCCGCTAATTGAAGAGACGCCGGTGCTGCGGGATCGCGTTGCGCCGGCTCGTGCGCGCGATGCAGGGAATCGCCAGCTCGAAAAAGAGTTCCCTGGTGGAACGCTGGTCATGACCGGTGCAAACAGCGCCGTTGGCCTGCGCTCGATGCCGGCACGCTATCTGTTTCTCGACGAGGTGGACGCTTATCCGCCGTCTGCGGACGATGAGGGTGATCCAGTTGCGCTCGCGATTTCGCGCACTCGCACGTTTGCGTGGCGTCGCAAGATATTGATAGTTTCGACGCCGACGGTTTCCGAGCGTTCGCGCATTGAGCGTGAGTTTTTGCTTACTGATCGGCGTCGGTTTCACGTTCCTTGCCCGCATTGTGGTCACCGTCAACCGTTACGTTTTGAGCGGTTGCGGTGGGAGCGTGGCGCTCCTGAAAGCGTGGTTTATGTGTGCGAAGCGTGCGAGCGACCGATCGAGGAACGGCACAAGGACGCGATGCTTGCGAATGGCGTGTGGGTGCCAAGCATACTTGCGGCCGATCCGCGTGCAGTAGGGTTTCATCTTTCATCGCTTTATTCGCCTTATGGATGGCTTTCATGGGTTGACATCGCGCGTGATTGGGAAGCAGCGCAAGGCAATCCAGAGAATATCAAAACGTTTCGCAACACTATCCTGGGCGAGACGTGGCAAGAGCGTGGTGATGCGCCGGATTGGGAGCGTCTGCTAGAGCGCCGCGAAGACTATCCGATGGGCGTCATTCCTCGCGATGCGTTGGTGTTGACGGCCGGCGTGGATGTGCAGGATGATCGTCTCGAATGCGACATATGGGGATGGTCTGAGGGCTACACCTCTTGGCTAATCGACCACGTCGTAATTTCGGGCAGCCCGCGCGAGCGCGAGTCATGGGATGCGTTGGCGAATCTGCTTGCCAAGGACTGGCCGCGCCAAGGCGGCGGAACGATGCGTATCGCCAAGCTTTGCGTCGACACTGGTGGGCGTGATACTGCGGCCGTCTATGGTCACCTTCGTCGTCTGCGCGATCCGCGCATCGCGCCGACTAAGGGCGTTGATGGCTGGAATCGCGCTCAACCGGTGCAGGGGCCGACGGTGGTTGATGCGCTTGTTGACGGTCGCAAGATGCGTCGCGGCCTCAAGCTTTGGACTGTGTCGACCTCAACATGGAAGATCGACCTTTATCGCCGATTGTGGCTGAGTCGCGGGGATTCCGAAAAGTATCCGCCAGGCTGGGTGCATCTGCCACGAGCGATCGAGGCGGAGTGGGTCAAGCAGCTCGTTGCTGAGCAGCTGCGCACGGTGCGTGACAAGCGCGGCTTTACACGTCAGGAATGGGCAAAGCTGCGAGATCGAAACGAGGCCCTCGACTGTGCCGTGCTGGCGCGTGCCGCGCTTTGGTTGCTTGGTGCAGATCGTTACGGTGAGCGTTTCTGGAAGCAACTACGCGAACAGCTAGATAATGCAGAGTTGATCGTAACGCCATTGGTTGATGCACCAGCGGTGGAACGCGATGTCGCAAACGCTGGTGATGATGCACCATCCATGCCGACGCAACTTTCGCTTCCGACCGTCACTTTTCGGCAAAATACGTGGCTTTTGCCGCGCAGTGGTTGGCTGCGGTGAAGGAGAGGTAACATGAATCCTGCGGTGCTCTCTTGGGCGCTGTCCCAGCCGCCGGAAAGTCGCGCGGCCACGTTGGCGGCGGCGTATACCTCTGGGACGACTCGGGTTAGTTTTGAAGGGCGAACGGTCGAGTATCGTAGCTTGGAAGAGATCGGCCGCGCTCTGTGCATTTTGTACGGCACAGAAATGCTGACCGCGCGCCGGCCTTCGGTGACGCTTTCTAGTTTCTCTCGCGGCACTGCGACATGATGAAACGTCTTCGTGCCGCTTGGCGAGCAATGCGCGGCTACGCGGCTGCACAAGATCTGCGCACATCGGCGCATTGGGCACCATCTGGCAGTGACGCGACAGCCGAAGTCGGCATCGCTGCGGCGACGATCGCTCGACGCGCGCGTGACGCTGTGCGAAATGATCCCTATGCCGCGCGCATTGTCGATCTATGGACCGCTAACGCTGTCGGCGCAGGCATCACTACGCGATGGCCGGATAAGCGACATGCCGATGCGTGGAAGCGTTGGGCGGAGAGCGCCGCGTGCGACGCAGAAGGGCGGCTCGATTTCTACGGCTTGCAAGCTTTGGTGATGCGTGCGGTCGTTGAAAGCGGTGAATGCTTTGTGCGTTTTGTTCCGACTGTGCCGAATGCTGCCAACCCGGTTGGATTGCAACTCCAAGTGTTGGAAAGCGACCACCTCGATACGTCGCGCAACGGTGTGATCGACGGCGCACCGACGATTCAAGGCATAGCGCTTGGCGAAGCCAGTAAGCCGATTGGATATTGGTTGTATGCTGTGCATCCTGGCGCTGCGTGGGTTGTTGCAGGATCGACATGGCAAAGTAGCGATCGCATTCCGGCCAGCGATGTGCTGCACGTCTATCGCAAGCGTCGTCCAGGTCAGCTGCGAGACGTTTCTTGGCTCGCGCCGGTGCTGATGCGGTTGCGCGATCTTGCCGACTATGAAGGCGCGCTGCTGATGAAAGCTAAGATCGAGGCTTGTCTCGCAGCGGTAGTGACGGAAGAAGGCGACGAGACTCTGACTGGACCTGCCGCAAACCTGCTGCGCGATGCGCAGGGACGCGCTGTCGAAACATTCGAGCCAGGAATGATCCTTTACAGGCGCGGTGCGGGATCGGTCGAGGTTGTAAACCCGTCTAGCGGTGGCAGCCACGCCGCTTTTGCGCGTCGTGCGCTTGAAGCCGCGGCGGTGGGAACTGGGCTAACGTATGACCAGGTGTCGGGAGACCTTACGCAAGCAAACTATTCGTCGTTGCGCGCTGGCAAGATCGAGTTTCGTCGCCTCTGCGAGCAGGTGCAATACGGCATGCTGATTCCAATGTTGGTGCGACCGGTCGCGGAACGATTCCATGCGCAAGGAGCGTTGCTTGGCTTGTGGTCAGCGGAGATGCCAGATGGCGTTAGCCATGTGCCGCCCGCGCATGAGATGATTGATCCGCTGAAAGATACGACCGCGCTAATCGCGCAGGTGCGTGCCGGTTTCATTCCGCAGTCAGAGGCAGTCGCGTCGTTCGGCTACGACTTCCGTGCTGCAATCGAGATGATTCGTGAAGCCAACGCGCTGCTGGATAACGCGGGCATTTCGCTTGATACTGATCCACGTCGCGTCGCTAAGAGTGGCGCGGCGCAAGACCCAGCGCAGATAGCCGCGATCGAAATCGCTGCGACCGGCGCTGCGTTGCCAGAAAGCAAATTGAAAGACGACGTTGCGTTGCCTGCAAGTGCATCGGAAGAGTGATGCCATGTCAAACGAAATGCCATATACCGCACAACGCGCCATCGCTTCGCCAGCGACTGTGGATCGAGAGGCGCGCACAGTAGAAGTCGTGTGGAGCACTGGCGCGCGAGCGCAGAATTATGTTTCGTCGCTTGGTTTCATCACCGAAGAGCTCGACATGTCGCCTAACGCGGTGCGCATGGAAACGTTGCGTTCCGGTAGGGCGCCGGTTCTTGACACGCATCGACGCAGCGGCGCGCGTGATGTGTTGGGTCGTGTCACTGCAGCGCGTCTTGAGCGCGGCCGTGGCATTGCCACGCTGCAGTTTTCCGCGGCTGCAGATGTCGAACCAATCTGGCAACGAATTGCTGACGGCACGTTGCGTGCTGTGAGCGTCGGTTACCGGGTGTATCGTTACGAACAACAAACTGATCCCAACACAAGCGAAATCGTGTATCGTGCTGTGGACTGGGAGCCTTTCGAGATTTCTGTCGTCCCGATTTCTGTGGACACAAATGCGAGTGTGCGTGGCGAGGTGCACCAGGGCGCGCCCGCCATTGCCATTGAACCCGCCCTGACAGATGAGGAGTCTAAGATGCCCGAGACGACGCCGGAGATTCCGGTTGCTCCGCCTGCGGCGCCGCCCTCCGCTGCGCCGTCAACCTCTCACCAGGAGAGCGTCATGACCACGACGTCCAGCACACCTGCGCCAGAGTCGACTCGCGCGGTGACCACGTCAGTCGACATCGACGCCATCCGCGCCGAGGCCGAGCGTGCTGCAGCCGAGCGCATCGCCAGCTACGAGCCAGTGCTCGCTGCGGCGCGTGGCCTGCTCCCTGCTGACACCATCGACGCGGTGCGCCAGACTGCGATTCGCGATCGCGTCAGCGCAGAGGTGCTGCGTGCGCGGCTGTGGGATGCTTTCATGCAGGCGCAGACCGCTCGGCCGACAATGCCGGCGCGGCCGGAGACTGG